CCTGGAAAATTTACACGAACTGTGAGGCGTACTAATGCAGATTAACGAAGGTGGTAACGTATTTAAAGACACTTCTGGAAAACCACTGACTCGGCGTATTAATCAAGCTGATGTTATGCCCACGGCGCAATGGTTAGAACAAATTACCGGATTAGATCTTACAAAAGAAAAAGATAAACGAGACGGCAAACCCATTAAATGGTTAGGTTCAACTGGTCGTAAGGCAGACTCTGGTGACCTAGACATGTCAGTTAATGCACAAGAGATGAGCAAAGATCAACTAGTTGCTACATTAACTAAATGGTGTAATAGTAAAGGTGTAGATCCCGCAAGATATATCAAGAAAACAGGATCAGCAGTACACTTTTTTACTGCTATTAACGGCAACCCTAAAAATGGGTTTGTGCAAACAGACTTTATGTTTAGCAACAAGCCGCGGTGGACACAGTTTGTATTAAGCAGCGATCCGCGTAGCAAATACAAAGGTGCCTTGCGTAACATTATGATGAACAGTATGGCCAAAGCCTTGGGCTACAAGCTAAATCAAAATGATGGTATTATGGATCGTGCCAGTAACAACATGATCACTGACGATCCTTCTATGGTAGCACAGATGCTGTTAAGCCCAAACTCTACAGTCAACGATTTATACAGCGTAGAAGCTATATTGAAAGCTTTAGAAGCAGATCCAAAACGTGCTGCTAAAATAGCAGACTTTAAAGCACACATGGAACGCGAAGGCATACCATTTGACGAAGGCATTTACGAAAGCACAGAACTATACACAGAATACAACGAAGTAAGCTTCATGGCCCGTTTGCGAGACCGCATTGTTAATCAAGGTATGAAAGTTATTGTTGAAGGTGTGCGTATCGAGCACCCAGAAGATATGATATTCGATCAGAAGCCCAGTGCGGGACTTAAACAAGCACTGGATGGTATTGTTGCTGCTGCAAAAAATCCAAATGAAACCACCGTTAAATGGGACGGCAGACCTGCTATTATCTTTGGACGCAAACCTAACGGTGAGTTTGTATTAACAGACAAATCTGGTTTTGGAGCCAAGGGCTACGACGGATTAGCTACCAGTCCAGAAATGATTGCACAAATCATGAATACCCGAGGCGGCGAACGCAGCGAACTAATTGCATTATATCAACGCCTGTTTCCAATGCTACGCCGGGCGGTACCGCAAGACTTCCGCGGATACATCCAGGGCGACCTATTGTACAGTCAAACTCCGGAACTGGTAGGTAACAACTACGAGTTCACCCCTAACACAGTAAAGTATACTGTACCTGCCAACACAGAGTTAGGACAGAAGATTGCACAAAGTACTGCTGCTGTAGCTATTCACACTAGTTTGGCAGCACCGGGCGAACCACCTACCCCTATTCGTGCTGCTGCATTGGCTCCAAGTCCTGGATTGTTAATTTTAGACCCCAGTCTCAAAGAGCCACGAGAAATTAAATTAAACGCTAACACAGTTAAAGATGCTACTCAATTATTAACACAATACGGAGCAGCAATGGATCAGTTGTTTAACCCTGCAGAACTTCGTACTCGTAGGATTAGCGATTTTCCTGCGCTAGTTAAAACATATATTAATAGCCGTGTTCGCAGCGGTAGCTATGATAACTTAGTTGGCGGATTTGGCAAGTGGGTACAAGAAAAGGCACCTACTAAAGCACCTCGCATCTTTGAGTGGGCTACCGAAAACAAGCAAGCAGTAGCAGCACTATTCCAAGCGTTCTTAGAAATATCCAGTCTTAAAAACGAAATAGTACGACAGTTAGATGCACAAGGCCACGATGTACAAGCTAGTATTAATAATGAACCTGGACATGAAGGCTATGTGGGCAACGGTATGAAGTTTGTAGACCGTATGCGTTTTAGTGCTGCAAACTTTGCTAAAAACAATCCTGAATTAGGATAGGTACCTGAGTATTTTTGCCATTTGGTATAAATAAGTGCAGGGACGAAACATTCCCACTTAAACAGGAGCTTTAAAATGGCATATTTTCCACCAGCAAATGGCGATGCACAACCGGTATTTGCACTAGACATCAACAACGGCGACCAACAAGGCGCTATCACTTCACCTGCACTAGTACAGATGGCAGGTCCAAAGCTGGACTTCTTCAACGTTGTGGTTCAGAACGGTTCACAACAGAACATTGACTTGCAAAATCAGTTGGGTAATGTAACATCAGGTGTTTTCACACCAGGTGTTGTTGTTCAACTTAACCAAAACATTCAAACAACAGCTACTATTGCTATGTACCAAGTTGAAGCTTCTTCATCTGGCCAGATCAGCTACGCTGTGTATCCAAGTGGTGCATGGACTGCTACTACATTGCAAGCATCTTTACGTGCATTGGGTAACATTCAGATTACAGCCAGCGATGGTACAGTAACTGGCGTAAACGTTACAGGTACAGATGTTGTAAACGTAGGTTTCAAACTAGCTGCAAGTTAATTCAAAACCAGTTTAGTACAGACCCACAGCCCCGGATTTATTTCGGGGCTTTCTTTTGACCATTAAATACCTACACTATGCAACCACTTAACCCAATTCCATTATGGCCTGTTTTGATGTACGATTTTCAGTGGGCCGAGCACGATCAATATCGAGATGAGATTGCCCAGGTATGTTACGATCTTGAAGAAAAGAAACATGTCAGCAATGTGGCACCAGATGCTAAACGAGGACTATACGAAAGTGGGTTCGACTTTGTGAGCACAGACTCTCCGGCTGTTCTTGCATTTAGTCATTGGGCCAAGCAGTGCTTGTTCCGTGCTGCTGCAAATGCCAATAAACCGTATTGGCCTGCAGGCATGAATGTCAATGTAGAAATACACGAGTCGTGGTGCCACATTACCCGCGACGGTGGCTATCACGACATGCATGCTCATCCTGGTAGTTCTTGGTCTGCGATCTATTACGTAGACACAGGCGACATGGGAGACGCCAATGACAAAAATGGAGTCAACCGATTCTATAACCCCAATCACTGCGCTTATTCTGATGCTGGCATGTCATGGACAAATCGAAACACCAGTATTGATTTTCAAGCCCAGCCTGGCATGATGGTTGTTTTCCCAAGCTGGGTACAACATTCTGCTATTGTTTATCGAGGTAATAAGGATCGTATTGTTATTGCGTTAAATTCTAGAATTACTCGCGCTGATATGAGTTCGGTTAGTTTACCTATATGAGTATTCGAATAGGTTGTCGCACACAGTTTGATATTACCGAAACTGGAGTAAAAAATCGCTCTCATAAATCTCGATTTCCATTCAATGATTTATCGGGGCAGGAGATATCAGACGAGCTCGGATGGAATCGTGCTAGAAATCAACAATCTAATTGGGAAACTATCAACCAAGTTATTTCTCTTAGAACCTTACCGGAAAATATTACACATCCAATAAGAAAAAACGGATTTTGGTACTTTGAATTTGATGTAGTTGATCCAGCTTCTATACTGCGAGACAGTGATCCTGTGGGGTATTTGTTAAGTGATTGCAATGATGTACCAATGATATTGGGCCTGACTGAGCCCAATGATATGGCAGCATTTATAATTAGTACAGGAACTAATGCTAACACCTGGTTTAATTTAATAGAACCTATGCAACTAAATACTTCAGAAAAGGATTTTTAGCATGGTCGATACTACTGATATTGAGAAAAAAAGTCTTGAAGCACATGTAGAATTATGCGCTGAACGATATCGTTATCTTGAAGAAAAGCTTGATTTACTTGATACAAGATCAAATGAAACTAATAAAATGATTTCGGATATCAAGGGTATGGTACAGACTGTAGTAAACAAACGCAACGATCAAATAATTAGTTGGGCTGTAGGAATTATTGGGACCTTAGTTGCATCCATTGGATATCTTTTAGTGCATTATGTGATTAAATGAAAAAAACTGCAATTATACAACGATTAGAAAAAATAGTTGAATCTGAGTTTAATCTCTTAAAAGACAATACAATATTGTGGGATAACGATCAATATCACGCATTTGAACAATATACAATTAGCAAAAATGATGACGGAACATTTAATACTGTTAAACACCTGCATGATCCCAAGGTATTTTCTTCATTAAAAGTAGCTTTAAGTTGGTGTATCGCCGACAAATATCATTATACAGAATTGGCATTTTCTATACTAAAATTAGATCAAGAACGAAAACGATTATCAAATGATGTTACTGTTCGTGTAGCAATGTTACAGAAAATACAAGATCTAGATCGACGAGAAACAGCTCAACTTAAAGTTAAAATTAAAAAAAATAGACTAGATAATGTAAACAATCATTTAACCAAATGTGTCAATTTGGCTAAATACTATCAGATACGAGGATTCAACCGCGATGAAACTGCACGAACTAAACGTAACACACCAACAAGATAACATAGCAAGAGTCATTGGAGACCGACTAGGTCAACCTATTTCCTTTGCTAATCTGTCATATACAGAATCACGAAAAATGCTAAGTCGTGTACGAGGCTTAATTCGCGAACATAAGCAAACTCCGAGCTTTCATAACAGCGAAAGAAATCCTGCTTATTTAAAACTGATTATGCTTGAGCAAGGATTGCAAGGTCAGATTGCACAAGGTGCTCAGAGCAACATGCCAGCTGACGAGAAATATACGCAAGCATTAACTCGATTATATGGTCAACAAATATTGCGTAATCCTAAGTTCCAGGCCTTGGTTGCTAAATTAAAGCAATCAAATCCAAACGACAGAGACTTGGATTTTATTATCAAGACTGGTACATTACCAAATCATCTTGAAGAAGCCGAGCCAACTGTAAATGTTCCAGTTCCTGCCAATGACCCTAAAGTTCAAGGGGCACTAAAAGCAGTACAATCTGGTGGTAATCTCAA